CCTAAAACTAAGAAACCAACTGTTGTCAAAGGTGGACCTAAAACTAAGAAACCAACTGTTGTCAAAGGTGGTCCTAAAACTAAACAGCCAACTGTTACAACAAAGCCGCCTTTACAGACTACTCGACGACCAGTATCACCTTTTAATAAACCACCGAAACCTAAGAAGCCTACAACAGCTAAGAAGACGACTCCGACGAAAACTACAACGAAAGCTGGTGGTCCAAAAAAGAATCCGTTTGGTGGAAGGTATGGAGGGACGTGGCCTAAACGGGGGAAATGGACACCAGCAGCGACAAGAGCTAGATTAAAAAGGGCTGGGCTGAGTCCTACAGCCAAGAATATCGCAAAGATTGGAGGTGGTGCGCTTGCTGGTTACGGTCTGTCTAAATTACTAGACGCGACACCGGGACAAAAACCAACAACGGGAACGGGAACAAGAACCAGAGCCGACCTGCATAAACCGTATCTTAAAACAGAACCGAAACCGAAACCAAAACCAACGACGGCTCCGGTAGACAGGGATAAACCCGGAAGAACTATAGGAACTCAGGCAGGAGGAAAAAAACCATCTGTAAAGGGACAGGTTGATCCAACTGCTGTTGGACCCGGACCTAAAGTTCCTGCAAAGTATACTTCAGCAGACTACAAAGATTTTCTTAAAAGCCGCGGTGGTGAAAAAGGTTTTGCGTTTAATCTGATTGGAAAGAATAAAACAAAAGCAGAAGCAACTAAAAGAGCTAGAGAAGCTTACGACGAAGAACAACGGGACCGTAAGAGGCCGGGACGGTCAGATCATTACCAGTACGGACCCGGACGACGAAAGGTAGCAGGGAAAAGAAAGGGCGGAAAAGTTGGGAAAGCACAAGGCGGAACGGTACGCTTTTCTTCCGGCGGTTCTGTTATAGATACTTACAACTACGACAACTAAAACGAAAAGGAAAAAAGGGAAAATGGCTATACGAAAACCCACACATCAAGGATTGTACCCTCAAGAAGAAGCAAGAGCAGGAGTTATGCCGTTTCCCAAACGGAAACCTTCTCCTTATCCACGTTCAACGGCTGCATACGGAATGGCTCATGGTGGATCAGTTGTTGACGGATATGAATACGAAGGCGGCATAAACGGGATTAAAACAAGTGCTGTTAAAAAAAGTACTCCTTCAAAGAAACATATAAAAAGAAATCCGGTATATCAAAAGAAGGTAGCCGCTGTGAATAAAGGAAGTACTCCTTCCAGTAAATCCCGTAAAATTAATCCTGTCTTTAAAACGAAAAAAGCCGCTCGCGGCGGAAAGATTAAATAAGTTATGGCTGTTCAGCTTATACCTATAATTATCTTAGGATTAGGAGCTAGATTGGTAGCTCCTCATATAGCCAAACAACTAATAGGTACAGGGATGGCTAAAGCAGCTACTGAAAGTATAAAGAAAGGTACTAAAAATGTATACCAAAGTTTGGAAAGTCTGCCTAAGTGGGTTGCTGAACAACTTAAAAGTAGAAATGTACAGGCGGCTGTAGACAAAACAGCAAAACCACTTACAAAGAACCAACAAGCAGGAGCAACAAATCGTGCAACAAATCAAAGAAAATGGGCCGAAGTAAGAAGAAAAGCAGCGGCTAGAAAGTTAGCAGCACAAAAGAAAAAAGAAGCGGAAGAAGCAGCAAAGTTAAGAGAATCGTGGAACGAAAAAACAGGAACTGGACCGAAGTTAACGGCTGCACAAAAAAAGGTACGTAGACAAAAACGTAAAAAAGCACAAGAAGAATTAAAAACGCATGAACAAGTTACAGAACCTGTTACATCAGCTAAGACTGCTAATAAACGTTCTCGTTTTGGACGTAGAGGGGAAACAACTAAAAGAAAAAAAGGCGGTAAAGTATTTAATAAAGGTGGTAAAGTATTTAACGGTAATGATTTTGTTAGAAGTTTTTATAAGGGAGGCTCTGTATAACGATGCCACAAGTAGGAAGCACTCATTTTCCATATAGTCAGGCTGGCCGAAAAGCCGCTGAAGACATGGCTGCACGTACCGGACAACCCCTTGTCAAACAACAGGGATATAAAAAAGGAGGTGGTGTGCCTCTTGAAATGTCTGAAAGTGGGTGTATGGTAGTTGAAGGATATGAGCCTTTAACAAAGAAAGCCTGATCTAAAATGGGACAAGGATTCGCACCTCCTGCCACTTCTAATCTTATGCAGTCTTCGCCCATGATGGGACGGAATCCAAACACGTATCAGAATTACATGCAAGGGGCGGATCAGACAAGAATAGCAGAATCACAGTTCAACACTCCGCGACAAATGAATATGCAACCCCAGATGATGAATCCGCAACATCAGATGGCGATGATGCAGAATATGTCAAATGTACCTTCCTTTTCCCTTAATCCGTACTTGCCTCAAAACCAACAACAGTTGTCGGGTGGTCTTGCATCGTTACCGGGAGCGGCACAGTTTGGAAAAGGCATAGTATAAAAAACATGTTTGATTGGACAAATATTCTTCAACTTATTATTGGTTTGGGAATACTGGCAGGATTACTTTTTTTAATTTTTTACGCAACAGGATAAACTTGTTGTGATTACTTCTTCTGCTAATGCAAGTGAACTTGCTCTACGTGACCGCCTGTTTGAAAACATAATAGGTGCTTCTTCTTCTGACTTCCTTACATTTGTACGTTTTATGGCTCCTCTTCTTATAGCGGATTTTCATATGGGGCGGCACATAGAACTTATTTGTGCTAAGCTTCAAGAAGTGGACGACGGTCTATGTCAACGTCTTATGGTTTTTCTTCCTCCTCGTTCAAGCAAGTCTGTTATCTGTTCAAAACTTTTTCCGGCTTGGTATATGGGACGGCATCCAAATCACGAAATACTGAGTGTATCTCACAGTGACCAGCTTTCATCTGACTTTGGTCGTGCGGTACGTGACCTTGTTGGAAATGAAATGTTTCAAACAATCTTTCCTGACGTAAAACTTAGAAGTGACGTAAGATCTGCCGGAAAGTGGCAAACAAATCACAATGGGGTGTACGTAGCAGCAGGTGTAAAAACACAGATTGCAGGTCGTGGCGCACACGTAGCTATCCTTGACGATGTGATGTCGGAAGAAGATGCATTCAGTGAAGCCGGACGACGATACATAAAGGAATGGTTTCCGGCTGGTTTACGTACCCGTCTTATGCCGGGAGGTGCTATTGTTATAATCAATACACGATACCACGAAGATGACATATGCGGATGGCTTCTTGAAACAGAAGGCGGAAGCGGTGATTACGGTGATGAAGTTGTGAACCCGTGGGAAGTAATTAAGATCCCTGCTTGGCTTGACGAAGAGTCGTCACAACTTCTTAATCTTCCTGTTGGATCTTCTTACTTTCCAGAGTGGAAACCTGATCACATTCTGCAACTGGACGAACTTGAAATTAAAAGACACAACGGAAGTAAGTACTGGCAATCTCTTTACATGCAGGATCCGACACCTCAAGACGGGGGAATAATAAAAAAGGGATGGTTTAAGTCATGGCCTCACGAAGATCCTCCCGAATGTGAATTTATTATTCAAACAATGGATACTGCTTTTTCTGCCAAGACTACGGCTGACTATTCTGTAATGCAGACGTGGGGAATATTTGAACAGTACGAAACTGACAGTATGGGAATAGAACGTTGTGTTCCTAATCTTATTCTTCTTGGTAACATACGTGAAAGATTTGAATATCCTGAACTTCGTATAACAGCACAAGCAGAGTATGAAAAACATAAACCTGATGCTATTATGATAGAAAAGAAAGCGTCTGGTCAATCTCTTATACAGGACTTGAGAAGGGCTGGTTTACCAGTTTTGGAGTTTAATCCTGACCGTGATAAAGTAAGTAGAGCTACGGCTGCGACTCCTTTTTTTGAATCAGGGCGGATATGGTTACCGGAATATAAAGATTGGGCATTGGATCTTATAGATGAAGCAGTAGGTTTTCCAAACGCCAGATATGATGATCAGGTTGACGCAATGGTTATGGCTGTATTATATATGAGGGATTCATGGCACGTTTCACACGAGGATGATCCTGATTATGATACTGAAGAAGATGAAAACATTTATAAGCCCTCCCGAAAAGGATATTGGAATTTTACAACGGAGTCTTATGTCGGATAAAGAATTAATAAAAGTTCTGATCAAAGAAAGAGATGACGCACGGGAAAGACGTAATCTTTTAATAAAAGAGATAGTTGACATAAAAGCAAGATTAAGGGACTTAATACATGGCAGTAGTTGAACGTAATCCATTTTCAGTTATACCCGGTGGCGCGGCAGCACCACAGCCTCAAATTCAAGAAAGTGAACTGGAAATAGAGATTGAAGACCCGGAAGGGGCTGAAGAACTTGGTTACCAGACAATGGAAATTGATCCTGAACTGGAAGCGGCACAACAGGATCATTACGCAAATCTTGCAGAATTTCTGGACGATGAAGAGCTTCAGGAAATTGGTGAAACAGTTGCTGAAGCTTACGAAGCAGATAAGGAGTCACGGGCGGAATGGGAGTCAACCTTTGAACGGGGCTTTGATCTTCTTGGTTTAAAACTACAGGAAACCACAGAACCGTTTGAAGGTTCGTGTACGGCTGTGTCTCCCCTTATTATTGAATCCGCTGTCAAGTTTCAGTCAAAAGCAACAATCGAACTTTTTCCGGCTGGTGGTCCTGTACGTACCCAGATTGTAGGATCAGTTACTTCTGAACGTGAAGATCAGGCTAACCGTGTTCAGAACTTTATGAACTACCAGTTTACGGAACAGATCACAGAATACTTTGACGAATTTGAAAAGATGTTATTTCATCTTCCGTTGATTGGGTCTGCATTTAAAAAGATGTATTACGATCCAAGTATAAGACGGCCTTGTTCTGAATTTGTTCCTGTAGATCAATTCTATGTTTCATATCATGCAGCGGATCTTCAGAAAGCAGAACGGTACACTCACGTTATATTTCGTACTCCGCTTGAAATGGAAAGGGATATTGCATCCGGTATGTATATGGATTCGGATCTTTCTGAAGCAACGGCTCCTGATCCCGACTCATTTACAAGTAAGATTGATTCCATAATGGGAATAAGTCCGGCTGAGAATTATGATCTTCAGTACGTACTTCTTGAACAACATTGTCATTTAGAACTTCCTGAACCGTTTGAAAATCCTGATGGAATTGCTCTTCCTTATGTTGTTACGGTTGAAGAAGACAGTCGTAAAGTCGTATCAATCCGACGTAACTGGTCAAAGGAAGACCCAACCCAATCAAAGCAAACCTACTTTACACATTATAAATTTGTACCGGGATTTGGATTTTACGGTTTGGGTCTGATACATCTGCTTGGAAATTTGACAATGAGTGCAACTTCAGCACTACGAAGTCTTGTAGATGCTGGACAGTTTGCCAACCTTCCGGGTGGTTTTAAAGCACGTGGTGTACGTGTTGTAGGTGGAAATGATCCCATTGCTCCGGGTGAATTTCGTGAAGTAGAAGCAACAGGACTTGATCTTCAGAAGTCTATTGTTCCGTTACCGTATAAAGAACCTTCTCAAACTCTCTTTACGATGCTGGACTTCCTGACAAAGACAGGTCAGAAGTTTGCAGATCAAACGGAACAGATTGTAAATGAGTCAAGTAATTACGGTCCTGTCGGAACAACAATGGCCCTTATTGAATCTTCGGCCAAGTTCTTTAGTGCTATACATAAACGTCTTCATAAAAGCCAACGTGATGAATTTCGTCTTCTTGCAAAAATTAACTATGAGTTTTTACCTGATGAATATCCTTATGATGTACCTAATGTCACTTCTAGTGTATTTAAGTCTGATTTTGATGGTCGCGTGGATGTTCTTCCTGTATCTGATCCTAACGTACCTTCTGCTGCCCATCGCTTATCTATGGCACAAATGGTACTCCAGTTGTCGTCACAGGCTCCGCAAGGGATGTACAATGTGGAACAGGTTCATCTCTCCATCCTGAAAGCAGCCAACATACAGAATCCTGAAAGGTTCTTCACTCCCAAGACACCCCCTGAACCACATGATCCCATAACGGATATTGAAACTGTGGTAAAGGGGATGCCTATTCAGGCGTTTCCGCAACAGGACCATAAGGCACATATTGCCATCAAGACTGCCTTTATTGAAGATCCTTCTTTAGGTAAGACTGAAATTATGGCCCCTGTTGTTCCAGTGTTACAGGCCAACATCCAACAGCACATGGTGATGCTCTATCAACAACAGATGTCAGGTATGATGCAGCTTGAACTACAGAAAATGGGACAGTCTCAAGAACAAGGACAGGTAGATCCCCAGATCCTTAGTCAGCTTTCAATCGAAGCTGCTGAAAAGATACTTCAGGAAAGTACAGGAGAAGGTGGTGTACAATCCATCGAACAACAGAACATGGTTCTTGAAGGCGCACGGTTAGATCTTGAACAGCAGAAAATGCAGATGACTGCGACAAAGAATGCTGCTGAACTTGCTATAAAGAACCGTGAACTTGATCTCAAAGAAATGGACGTAAAGTTAAACGCCGCTACCAAAGTTGCTGAAAAGAATCAAAAGCAAATGGACGCACGTGTTCGTGAAGATGATTCTATACGTGGAACAAAGACTCAGATTATTATCACGTCTTTAAAGAATATGATGAAAGAACGTGAACTTATGGTAAAGAAGCGTGAACAGGAAACCAGATACGCACAAGGAGGAAGTGTCGGTTTTGCAGAAGGAGGATCACCTTCTGAAAAGTGGTGGGAATCTCTTCCTTTTGCAAGTGACGTAGCAGGTAAGTTAGTAGGTTTAGGATTTGATCCGTATGGTGCAGGTGATGAAGAGGTTGAAGAAATTCGTTCCAATCTTGACGAACCGCAACAAACACCGTTTACGTCTTTAATGGAAATGATAAAAAGTGGAATGACTCCTTCTACAGAACCAAAACCTTCCAGACTTGAAAGTGAAGGCAGACCGCCTGTTGCTGTTCCAAAACCTCCTGAAGAAAAAACGTATGAAGAAAAAACAGGTCCACCAACTCCTCTTGAACGTTACATGCAAACAGGAGAAACAGGAGAAGATGAACAAATATCAATTTCCGCTGAAGTAGAAGAAACATTACCGGGAGTACCACGAGAAGGACAACCAAAGATGAAACATGAAAATGCTACAGATTTA